CAACTTTATTTGGATTACAGTCTAATTCAGATGTTTATTTCTTACAGGCTGCTCAAAATGGTCAATATGAAATCGTATTCGGCGACGGGTTGCTCGGTCGTGTTCCAAACAATCTAGCAACTGTTGTTGCAAACTATCGTGTAACATTGGGTGATAAAGGTCAAGGGGTAAGCTCTTTCTTGATCACGCAAGATCTCGGCGCTATCAATGGTGGTTCAGCAACTCTATCAACAATAACAACTGTTGCTAATTCTTCTGGTGGTTCTCTTCCAGAAACAATAGATTCTATTCGTAAAAATGCACCAAGAACATTCGGCTCACAACAAAGAGCTGTTTCTTCGGACGATTATTCTTCGCTTATCCTTGGTAAGTTCGGCGGTCAAATTTCTGACGTTAGCGTTTATGGTGGTGAGCTATTAAATCCAAAACAATATGGTCGCGTGGCTATTTGTTTGAAGCCAGCAGGTGCGACAGTTGCGCCTGATTATATCAAAGCTGAAATAACAAACTATCTCTCTCCATATATTTCTTTACCAGCACGTGCTATTATTACTGACCCAAACTATACCTACATCGGTGTTACTTCTACAGTTCAATACAATGTTACTGGAACAACCAAAGTCGCTGATGAAATTAAAGGTATCGTTCTAAGCGATATTGCTAACTACAGCACCGAAAACTTAGAACTGTTTAATGCTGACTTCCGTTATTCAAGATTTGCTGCGACAATTGATAACTCCGACCCATCAATCACAAGCAATGACACAGAGATTCGAATCATTAAACGGATCTCACCATTATTGAATTATCCCACATCTTATGTTTTAGATTACAACAATCCGACAGAAGTTGAAAGTAGAATTACTGCTGAGGGCTATGTTGCTGGTAAACCATTTTATGATGAGCCTCAAATAACTTCATCGGCGTTTACCTATATTGATTCAAATGGAGTTGCTTGGCCACAGTCATTTATCCGCGATGACAACTTTGGAACTCTTGTTGTTTATACATCTATCAATAATGTGTTTACAATTTTAAATCCAAACTTAGGAACAGTTGATTATACAACAGGTGTGTTGACAATTTCTAATTTCCAAACATCATATTATGATCAATATATCTCGATCTATATGGAACCAGCTACGAAAGATATTCTTGTCAATCGAGATAAAATCCTTTTAATTGATCTTGCTGACGTCACAGTTAGCGTAATTCCTACTCAAAAGTAATTAAATGCAGTTTAATATTAAAAAGACAATATCGAATTTTGTAGAAAGCCAGTTCCCTCAGTTTTATCTTTCTGAGGGTCCAAACTTCGTATTGTTTGTTCAGGCTTATTACGAATGGTTAGAATCTGAAGGTCAAGCTATTCAACAGGCTCGCAGTCTGTTTGATCTTAGAGATATTGATAATACGCTTACAGCTTTTCTCGAGCATTTTCAAACGAAATATCTTTATGGTATTCCGTTCAACGTTATTATTAACAAACGATTCCTTTTAAAACATATTCTAGATGTTTATCGTTCAAAAGGTTCTATCGGTTGTTATAAACTTCTATTCAAACTCATATACAATCAAGACGTTGAGATATATCTTCCAGGTGAGGATATCTTAAAGCCATCTGATGGTACATGGGTTCAACCAAAATACGTTGAAGTAACCAATGTTCCAAATTTGGGAAGCTACGTTGGTCAAACTGTTGTTGGTGCCACATCAAATACGACAGCTATTATTGAAAGTTATATAACAGAACCAATCAATCAAAACATTATCGCTACTCTTTATTTGTCAAATGTATTACCCAAAGGCGGCTCTTTTGCTGAAGGCGAAAAAATTGTAACAAAAGGACAATTATCAAACAGCGCTGCAGTGATAGCAGCACCAACTATTCTTGGCTCTCTTGATCATTTACAAATTATCAATGGTGGTCAAGGATTTGCTGTTGGTGACATTATCAAAATTGCTCATCGTAGTTTATCAAACAATTCTGTTATTTCTAATGGTGTTGAAGGTAAGCTCCGTGTTACTGGTATCTCGAGAGGTAATGGTCAGTTATCTTTTGATATTATTGGTGGTGGTTTTGGGTATACTGCAAACGCAGATGTTTATCTTTATAGAGGTTTATTAGATACAACTGGTTCTGGTGCATCTTTCTCTATCGGTAGCTTATCCTATAATAAATCAATTCAATATAATACCGACCTTATTGTCGATTATGCCAATGTAACAATCGGCAATACATCAACTGGCTCGGCTTATAATTTTCCAGCAAATTCCAGTGCAAATGCTAATTCTACAATTGCAACAGCTTTGAATTTTACAAATCAAGTATTTGGTACAATTTCTTCTTTAACCAGTATACAAACTGGTCTTAAATATACACAGGCTGCAAACGTATTTGTTCGTTCTTCTCAGGTTTCAGTAAATCATTTACCTGGAACAATATCATATTCAACATCTTCAAATACAGTAACATTGAGTGGTTCTTATACTGATTCAGTTACAGGCGCTAATGGATTCCCATCATATTTCAGCGCTGGTGATGTAATCAGCTTACAGGCTAATTCATCTAGCAGCTCAACAATAGAACATCAAATTATTAGATCTGTTGATAGCAATACACAGATAACTCTTTTTGGACCACCTACGCACAGTTCTACTGCTTCAGCAATTTATAAAACAGCTCCAGTAATATTACCATCAAACTTTGCTTTGTATGAACCAACAATGGTAAATGCGAATAATTCAATCGATGGTGAAAACGAGAACATTCAGGCTGTTCCATCCGCTAACAGTACTATCATAGCGAATGCTGTTGCGATTAATTCTGGTAAAGGTTATATCGATAACGAATTCGTTTACGCATATCTTACAGGCGGATTAGCACCAATAACAATTGTAAATGGTGGTAGCAACTATACAAATAACGATACAGTTATTTTCACTGGTGGTGGTGTTTCAACTCAAGTAAGTGCTTATGTTACAACAAATACATCTGGTGGTATCACTTCTGTTAGCTATTCAAATGGTAGCGGTTCTGGCTATACTTCAGTACCAAATTTTTCAGTTCGTTCAAATACAGGCGTTGGAGCTGTTTTAACAACGTCTGTTGTTGAGTTTAATAATTACAGCACTGTTACGGGTAGAGTTGTAAAATCTGGCGTTGGTAAACAAGAAGGTTATTGGCAATCTACCAGAGGTTTCATTAGTTCTGATAAATATATCCAAGACAGTTATTTTTACCAAGATTATTCGTATCAGATAAAAGTTGCTGCTACGCTGGATCAATATAAAGATATTCTTTATGATACTTTCCATGTGGCAGGTAATGAATTGTTCGGTGAGTTTTATCAGCTAATTGATGAGTCATCACCAGCTAAAATTCTTTACGAACCAACTCAAGCATTGTATCAAAACTACTTATCGATCGATACAACAACTGTTAAGATTGACACAACAGCAATAGAAATAGATCAGGACTATACATTCTAATTCGGAGTAAGAACTTTGACACAGCAAAATCTAAACGTAGGCACAAATCCAAACGACGGAACAGGCGATGCTGTTCGCGTTGCTATGATTAAAGTGCAAAACAATTTTACCGATCTTTATACAAATTATGTTTCAAGTACGCAGCTGACGGCAAATCTTGCTAGCTACCAAACTCTTGCTGGTTTGTCCGCTAACGTCATTAATGTTACAGCGAACAATACAAACTTTGTTGGTTCAGTTTCTGCCGCTAACGTTGTTTCTAATGCTCAACTTGCAGCTAATCTTTCGGGATATGTAACTTCTTCTGCTTTGTCTTCTAATCTCGGTAACTATGCTTCTTTAGCTGGTCTTTCTTCTAATGTTGCTACTCTTACTGCCAATAACAGTGTTAATCTTGGTGGCGTCGCAGCGAGCGGATATGTAAATACTTCTGGTAACTATACAATTACAGGCAATCATACATACACTGCGAACGTAACAATCAATGACAATTTGGTTCTCGCTCCAGGTTCAGCTTTATATGCCAACGGCTCTTTGGGATCTGCAGGTCAGGCACTTATCTCAAATGGTTCAGCGGTTTATTGGGGTTCTGGCGGGACTTTAAGTGTATCACAAGGTGGTACTGGTGTTACAACATTGACGGCTAATGCTGTTGTTCTTGGAAACGGGACTGGAGCCGTAACAAGCGTATCTCCCGGAACAT